ATGCATATGGAGTATTATATCCTTCAATATTACCTGTGGTGTTCATTTCGTCAATCATTCTTTCTCTCACCATCTTACGAACAATTTCTCTTATTTTATTAAGTTGTTCGGTTTTTAATGTTTCTGACATTTTATTATCCGTTTAATTTTAAGCTAATAGATATGCGTTTCCAGAAGTTACTGTAATACTTCTAACATAACAAGGAACTGGCTCTCCTATTGCCAAATGTTCTAATTTCATAGTAGAGTGATTATTAGTTTGTGCAATTGTACCACTTAGGTTATTATCAACAACACCTTCTAATGTTATTGAACCCGAACAAACTGCCGAACCTCTCATTACACCCCATGCTCTTTCTAAAGAACCGGATTGTCCTGCTGTATATTCTTTCGCGTTAAATGTTCTATAATTTACCATTTTTTATTTTTTAATTGATTCTTTTAATTCTTTTAATAATTCATATGTCATCATCATTGCCGATAAATGTTGTTCTTTAATCTTTTTAACAGATTTAATTTTTCTAATATTTGCAATTGTTTCTGCTAATTTGATTTTTGTAACTTTGTCAGAAATTTTAGAACCAACTTCTTTTAATCCTTCTACCAATTTAGTTACTTCGGTTGAAACATATTCGCTTAATTTACCAGTATTATTGATATTGTTAATATATTCTCTCAATAAACCTTTTTGGTCATTTGTAAGATTACTATATTTGTTATTAAATGATTCAACCAATAATTTATAAGAAACTGCTCTTAAATCATCATCTTGTTTTCTATATTCTTCTAAAACTGCATCTTTAAGTTTTACATCTTTATTTTGAATAGAAGAATTAATAATATTTTCTGCAATTGTAAATCTTGCAGATACTATGTCAGTTGGTTCGTATTGTGTATCCGTTACAACTGTTTCAAATATTTTATAAATAGATGCTAATGTTTTATAATTGGAAATTGGAGATTTAATAAACTCATCTAAATTATAAGTTTCTTTAATCTCTTTTATAAGATTGTATTTTTCTTTTGTAAGTTTTTTCTCGTCTATTTTTTTACGAGCTTCTAATATTGTATTGATGAATTGTTCAGCTTTTGATTCTGAATTATATTTTTCATTAATAAGATATTGATATAATTTCAATTCTTTTGATAATTCTTGTTTAGAATTAAAGTGTTCTTTCAAAAGTTTTTCAGCTACTGACTTACTAGATGACATTACTTCTGCAGTAATTTGTCTTACTAATAATTCAAATAAGAATCCCGTATTTTTAAACTTTGAATGTTTTATTTTTTTCATTAAATTATACAATTATTCTGATATAAATATATTTTATTATTGGTTTATTACTATTTTGTGTTATCTTCTGTTAAAATAGTCTTTTTATTTCCATCCATATCTTTAAATATCTCTAAATATGAATCTCTTGCTTTGTATTTTACAGACCCTTCTTTTTGTTTAAGAGTCTTAATACCCAATGGGTCTCTACCTTGTGGGTGGTCATCTTTACCATATCTAACAGCGTCTTTCGGTCTGCCACCTTTGTCATCTTCTTCTAATTCCGATTTAAGTCTATTCAATTCTTCTTCTACATTGGTTGGTTCATCGGTACCAGTTTCTTTAGCTGGGTCAACACCCTGTGTTTCTATTGATGTTAAACGGAATGTTTGTTTAGTATCTTCCAATACTTGTAATGTCATTTCATCTTGTTCATCTTTTGCAAGTTTCATTACCGCTTCATACATCCACTCTTTTGAGAACATTTTAGTTTGTTGCATTTGTGTAATCAATGCTACTTTTGAAGTATATAATTCAACTTGTTCTTGTTCGTAGATTTTTGATGGTATTGTAAGTTCTAATGTAAAATCAGTTAGTCTATCATCGGTAATACCTTGTGCGTATAAGTGAATAATTGCTATTTTAGTCAATTCTGAAATTAATACTCTTTGTACTCTTTCAATTGTTTTTGCAAATCTAACATCTTGTGCTGCCAATGTTGCTTTACCATTTACATCTTCTTCATATCCTAAGAATGCTTTTGGAATTTTCAATGCTGCCATTAACTTACCTTTTAAGTAGTTAATATCATCAATCATATTATATTCCAAACCTTTTAAGGTATCAATTGAAGTACCATTATCATTACCACGAACTGGCATATAATAATCTTCAATAAGGTTTTGCATATTGTATTTCAAATTGTAATCTCCCGTTCTTTCGTCTACAAATGGAACTTTCTTAGAACTATTGATAATCTTCTGCATGTAGTTATCCACTTCGTTTGGTGGGATATTACCTACGTCAATTTTGAATATTCTTTTTTCAGGTGCTCTCATTACTCTATGAATTAACATAGCATCTTCCATTAACATCAATTGTTTCCAAACTCTTCTTGCACCTTCAATCATAGATTTTCCGTAAGGTAAAAAGTTTGAATCTGAATTTAATCTAAAGTGAGCTATTTCATAGTTTTCAAATTCTTTCTTTGGAGTTTGCCCATATCCACCCGATGGGTTTTGGTATGGTGCGTATATAAATTTAACTCTTTGTGGATTTTCTGGGTCGAAATTTTCAACTCTACTAACTTCGTATGTTGATAAAGCCATTACATTTACAATACCCAATTTATCTGCTATTTCTAATTGTAAAAAGAAATCACCATATTTTACCAAGTTTCTTGTCCATGGCCATAGGTTAAATTCTACATTAAGAATATCATAGAATAAATTTTCTAATAATTGTTTTATTTGGTCATCTTCATGATGAATTTTTAAAACATTGCCCATTTCATTTCTAGCAGTTGTTTCATCTGAGTAAACATCCAGTGCCGATGATAGGATTGGGTCTGAGTCCATTGAGTCGTAATCTCTAAACAAGTCAATTCTAACTTGTTGATATGCCATTGATGACGCTGTTTGTCCTGTACCATAGTTGGTCACTTTCATTTTCATAAAGCGGTCAACTAAGTTTGTGGTCATATTCTGCCACTCATCTGTATCAACAACCTTTACACCATCTTGTGTTTTACGAACAATTGTGTTTGTTGAAAATAATTTTTGTAACCTACTAAATATTGATTTATCTGCCATTTTTATATAATTCTATTTTTCTAAATATACGGAAAATATTTGGTATTACCAAACATTACCATTTTCTACAACTCCAATATCTTGCTTTATGTCTTGGTCCTGGACTATCACAATTATGTCTTGCTCTAAATGATTTTCTAGCAGCAGGATTGGATTTTCTTATTCTCATTGTTTTTTCACCTTTAGATGCTGCGGATGTTCCACCATGTCCAAAGTTTACTTTAACAACATTTCCTTGTGGATTCTTTACATATACTTTAAATTTCTTTACATCACCGGCGGTTGGTTTACCCAACTTAACTTCTCTACCCTGATACTCCGCTTCTCTTAAACATTGACATCCTTCGTTTAGATTTTTATCATATGCTCTCATAAAAGAAATAAAATCTTCCATATCCTCATCTTCTACATCATATTCCTCAGGTTCAACTAAACCATAGTTTACATCATCATCCGAATCAATATCTTCACTTACAGGAACACAATTTGGCACCATCTTACCATTTTTCATTTTACCACCAACTTGTTTATACCCATCCCAACAATCTTCACAAAGTGCATTGACTTCACCTTCATTACAAGTTTTCCAACCACCACCTTTTGATTTGTAGTTTTTTGCAGCCCAGCCGTTTGCATAAGCCGATGGATATACATCAAACTTAGACTTAGCTGCGGCTTTACTTGCAGACCATTTACCTGGGTCGGTTGGACAATTCTTTTCTAAAAATAAATTTAGTCTTTCTTCTATATTCATATTTTCATTTTTCTTAGTTGAAACATATATTGGAGTCTTACCCTGTCCACCACTATCTTTTCCACCTCTACCTGCATCATTTTGTGCTGCTCTTTTTCTTTGAGTTGCACTTTCTTTTTCTTTTTTACTCATTCCAGCTGCTTTTGCTGCGGGAACACATTTTGCATAACCTCTTTTTTCTCCTGAAGTTCCACATGGTGGATGTTTGCCATCGATTTTTTTACCGATGTTTACCCATTTTTCTTTAAACCATTTATTTAAATCTTCATTCATTTACAAGAGTTTCACTATATAAATATATAATTATCCTAATAACCAAGTTAAATTTTCTACTCCCTTTTTACCCATATCCATTTCATAAGGATTTTGTTTAAGATGTCCTGATGCAACAAATCCGGTATACTGACTTACCTGTGTTGAGTTTAACATTGTTTTTGTTAAATCAATTCCTTCTTGTTTCAAACGAAGTGCTGTATTACGAACCCAAAGTCCAATTGCCAATGCCATTGTTAAGTCATCATTATATCCTTTCATTGCTTCGGCTCTACCACCACTCCAAATAAATGTAAATAATTCATCTATAAGTCTTTGAGAACGAATTAAAATATCTTTACCATTTATGTATGTGTCTAATGTAGAAATTATAAGTGGCCTTGTTTTTATCGTTGTTCCAAATCCTGCAACCAATTTCTTTTCGTCTCTATAAAACTTATTAGACATTTGTTTTTCAACATCAATATATTTTAGGTCATTACTCATATAGAATAGGTTACCATATCCTCTATCAATCACCTGTTGGATAGTTGCCCATCCTACATTTGAGTTTTCTATAATTAATAGTGCATTATTCCATTCTGTGGATACTGCTACTAAAAAGTTTCCAAAATCTTTTGTTTCAATTTTACCTCTATATTCTGCAACCTGTGAACTATCTTCAATATCAATAACTTGGAATGTAGAATAATCCGAACCATCACCTCTAGCGACATCGGCAACTACCATATATGCTCTATTATAATTTGGATGTTCCCATTTCCAATAATTACCATCAAAGCCAGTTTTTTCAACCGGGTCCATTACATATGTGTCTTTATACCAAGTCAATAATG